ACATGCTTATTAATTTTCTAAAATACTGATTACTTTTTTAAAGTAAAATTCGTTAAGGAAACAATATATTTATATATATAGTTTCTAATAATGTCTATATTATCAGATATTTTCAACCCAACATTATTAATCTTTCTTGGAATAACTTTATTATTATTAGCTCTTTTAGTTTTATATTTTGAAAATAAAATGAGAAGCCAGAATCATAAAATCGCGTCTATGTTAAGTTTAGTTTCATCTTTAGCAGAAGAATCTGGTATGATAAAAACACAATTAACCCATATGAATAATGGTGTTATTCCTGTTCCAAATAATATGATGAATGATACAAATGTAAATATTCCTGAGGATATTAAATATTTTCATCCTAATTTGATTACTGTATCAGATAATGATGCAGATGATGAAACTGAAGATGAAAATAGCGTTGATGATAGTGAGAATGATTCCGATGATAGTGATAGCGAAGACAGTGATGAAGATAGTGACCTTGATATAGAAAATATGGATGATCTATTAGATAACGATAAAAATAAAAATATTACCATTAATGAAATAAATGAAAATGATATTAAGGTTTTAAATTTAGATAATTTAGATAGTGATTATTATAATGTTGAAAATGAAAATGAAAATGAAAATGAAAATGAAAATGAAGATGATGATGATGATGATATTTTAGAAGATTTAAATTTTGATAAATTAAGTGATAGTGATAATGAAAGTGAAACAAATGATGATAAAAAAAAGACTGAACTAGACTCTAATTTGGAATTAAATGAATTAAATGAAAATAGTAATTTAAAATCTATAAAAATTTCTACTTTAGAAGAAGATAAAATACCACAAGAAGTTATTGATTACAAGAAATTGTCTTTAAATAAATTAAAGTCTATTGTTGTTGAAAAAGGATTAGTACAAGACTCATCTAAATTGAAAAAACAGGAATTATTAAAATTACTTAATGTAGAATAAACAATAAATATTATCTTATATTATAATAACTTAAAGTATGTCTTGGGGAGTTTGTTATTCGGGCTCAAATAATATTCATTTTAATTTTCCACCAATAATGTCAGATGGTCGCAATTATGCATCGTGGCAACCTGAAGCTGTTGTTAATAATCGTATTCAACAGCAAGAAAATCTTCATTCTAACTGGTCTTACCGACAATATTTACAAAAAAATGCATTACAAATCATGAAATACAATTCAATGGAATCCTGTTATGAATTAGGGTTAGATCCTCATACTGAAATAAATACTACTCCTTCTAGTAATGTTCCTTTTAGTTTTAAAAACGCATTTGATACAAATACTCCAGGTTTTGGGTATTCCAATAGTGATTTAAAAAATCCTTATTTATCCAGAGAGCAATTGAATTCACGATTAATTTCACCAGCAATTAATCCATCCAATTTTCAAAATGTAATTAATAAGTAATAGGCTATAAGCAATAAACAATCATCTAAATAAAATACATAAAGAATTTTATTGTTCTTTATGTATATGTGTGTACGTGTTCTTTCAATTGATGTTGGTATCAAAAATTTAGCATTTTGTCTTTTTGAAAAAGGAGAAAATTCAACCCATTTTAATATTATTAAATGGGACGTAGTCAATTTATCTCAAGAGGATGAAATACCTAAGTGTGTATGCATTGATAAAAATAATATTTGTAACAAACCAGCAAAATATGAAATGAATGAATCTTATTTCTGTTTAAAACATTCAAAAAAACAAAACTATCAAATACCAACTGCTGAACTAAAACAAAGTTTTATTAATAAGCAAAAGATTCAAAAACTTATTGACATTGCAGATAAATATAATATTTTATATGAAAAACCTATTAAGAAAAATGATTTGATATTCAAAATTAATGATTATATTAGTAATAAATGTTTCAAAGAGATATCCAAAACTAATTCATCCCAAGTAGATTTAATCACTATCGGTAGAAACATTAAAACAAAATTTAATAAATATTTTTCAAATGATTATAAAATCAATTATGTTTTAATTGAAAATCAAATAAGTCCTATTGCAAATCGTATGAAAACAATTCAAGGAATGATAGCTCAATATTTTATAATGAATAATAATAGTGAGCATATTGAATTCATTTCTTCTATAAACAAATTGAAAGATAATAAAAATAACAATAAAGAAAATAAAGAAAATAAAGAAAAACCAGATAATGATTATAAATCAAGAAAAAAACAAGGAATTACAAAATGTTTAGAATTTTTAACCAGCGATCATCGTTTTAACGATCAATTAGAATTTTTTAATAATCATAAAAAGAAAGACGATTTATCCGATTGTTTTTTACAAGGTTTGTGGTATATTAGTAATAAAAATACATAATTTTTATTTAATTTACATTTTAAATAATATATATATTAATTCGTATTACTTAAAATTAAATGTTCTTATTTAATGAATAATGAACGACATAATTGAGATTTCTGAGTTGGAGTTAGATAATAATCATTTTAAAGAAACCAAAACTAGTAATTTTGGCGGAGGATTAGAACTTTTAATGAATGATAGAATAAAAGATGTAAAACCTAATAGTGACATTGATTTAGATGATTTGAACAATTTAGAAAATGAATTAAATGAACTAGCAGAAGATATTCCTAGTCAAAGTTTTAAATCAAAATCCGATATTTTTACTATGGGATCAAGTAATGGTAATAATATTAAATTTGACGATTCTTTTAACTCAGGAGGTGTTAGATTTAGTGATGAGCCAAGCATTGGTTTAGGAGCTTCTGCTGCAGAATCATTAGATGATGGTAAAACTTGGGATGGATATAGTAAATTCAATAATGTACCTTTAAACCCTGATAAAAATGTTTTTTCCTCTGGACCACAGTTATCAAAAGAAGAATTATTGAGAGAAAAATTTAAATATTTAAGAAAGTTAGAAGCTTTAGAAAAAAAGGGTGTAGAACTATCTAAAAAATATAACATGGAATCATCATTAGCAGAAATGATGGGTGAATACGAAACTATTATGGAAGAAAAAAGTAAACAAAATTCTGTCAAATTTCAAGGAAATATGTTAATGGCTGTTATTAATGGTATTGAATTTTTAAATAATCGCTTTGATCCTTTTGATATTAAATTAGATGGTTGGAGTGAACAAGTGAATGAAAACATTAACGATTATGATGAAATATTTGCTGAATTACACGAAAAGTATAAATCGCGTGCATCTATGGCACCAGAATTAAAATTATTATTTCAATTAGGAGGTAGTGCTATGATGGTACATTTAACCAATACTATGTTCAAAAGTGCAATGCCTGGTATGGATGATATATTACGTCAAAACCCTGATTTGATGCGTCAATTCCAAAATGCTGCAGTAAATTCTATGGCACAAAGTAGTCCAAACTTTTCAGGTTTTATGTCAGGAATAATGAATCCGGACATGCCAATGGCAGGCGGTAATGGTCCGCCGCCGCCAATGGCAACACAAGGTCCTAATGCTATTCCACCACCAATGGGAAGACCAGGTAATAACAATTTTGCGAATAGACCTGATCTGAATCTGGGACGTAGTAATTTTGTAGATGATGGTATTAATATTAGAGAAAATTACCAACGTGGTAATATGAGTGCACCTGTAGAAATGCAAGAAAAATCCAAGCGATCATCTAGACCTGAAATGAAAGGACCAAGTGATATTTCGGATATTTTATCTGGATTAAAAACTAAAACTATTAATATTCAAGAACCACTACAAGCTAATCAAAATAATCAACCTCCAGTAAATGGAAATAACAGTACAATTAGTATTGAAGATTTAAAAGAACTACAAGGACAAAGTGATATTAATATGCCAAAACGTAGTAAAAGACGTCAAAAGTCTGCAAGTAATACAGTAAGTTTAGATATTTAGATTATTTAGAAATTAATTTTTATCAATACCAACTACCTTGGCGATTTTCTTTATTATCTTGGTGTCCTTCTCATAATCATTATCACCTTTTCCCCCCATTGCCTCTATGACTAGTTTATTGTATTGACTGCTTTTCTTGGAATCATATTCTTCACAATCAGGATATTTATCTCTGTACGCTTTTAACATGCAAATATTTTTATGAGCAATCGCCCGAATAGCTTTTCTTAGTTTTTTATTAGTTTCATCTTCTTTTTCCCATATATTGTCTTCTTTAACATACATGACTTCTCTTTTTTGATCTGTACAATGAATTGGTCTTTTTTCCACTTCTAATTTCTGTAAATTTTTAATGATTATATTGGATATTCCTTCAATATAACCAACTTTGCCTACATTTTCCAAATCGGAAACTTGTAATTTTACGGATTCTATGAAATCACTAATATTCATGGCATCTTTACACGTTTCATTTAAAAATACTTGCAAATTAAATGTTTTGTTGTTAGAATTACTTATATTATTATTTATTATATTAGTATTTCCATTACCTATTTTGCAAATATCCAATATTTTGTTTTGTAAATCACTATTTTGCTTTTGTAATTCACTGTTACTTTTCATAACTTCCAAAACCAAAGAGGTTAAATATTTCACATCGGTTATTTGAGTGATAGTATTATCGTCTGAAAAATTATTAATGATATTATTATTAAATAGTGTATCATGAGAATAATCACATGTTTTTTTGTGTCTCCATAACCCACTTCTATCCTTATAAGTTTTACCACAATTACATTTAAATTCGGAACTTTCTTTGTTGCTATTTGTTGAAATTTGTTGACAAAATGTTGATTCTGTGTTTTTTTTATGTTTTGATGTGTCCATGTGTCGTACATATTGACTATAACGTGATGTATCATAGTAACAAGTTTCACATGAATATTTTGAAGAACTATTTGGTTCTGAACTTTTCAACATGTATCTTATTTTATCAACAGAAAAAAGTTCCTAAACATTTACTCAGAATAATTTAAAATTTTTATGCTAACAATATGAAAATTATTTTTTTGGTGACAACATGCTAATTTTCAATTATGGTCACAACACTTATATTTCCCAAGACCTTTTCGGATTTTTCAAAAATGGACAAAAAAAATGTCCAAAATTGAAAATCCCAAAATACTTTTGGAAAAAAATATTCGTTAATATAATAAATTGTTTAACCTACTTAAAGAAAATACAAGGATTTGTAATTTCCATAAATATTAAAACTTTATACAGGGTTTGACGGTTTTCAATCTATCTGTCAATAAAATATTTTCACATACCAATTTCTGTATTTCCATTTTTCGTTTATGAATTACCATTTTATTTTTGAACGCTATAATTTCTTTCATATGCTTATTTGGTTTATTATCCAAAGAGGATGTAACATTTATTAACCGATCCACAATTTTACAATTTGAATTATTTATATGATCTACATTACGGTTATATTCAATTTCCCTTTTTTTTGGAAAAGATAATTTCTTAGGTTTACTAGTATCAAGACTTGATTTTGCATTTTGTAATCGTTGTAAATGTTGTTCATATAATATCAAATTATATCCTTTTCTATCTTGTCTTATGTTATTATAGATCATATTACTTGTTATGATATATAATATTAAAATATATATATTTAAATATCATTAATTTCTATTTTATCCAATACAGTTGGTATATTATTCTTTTTATCAGTTTCAATCATAAATTTTTCAAATTCATCCAAATCATTTTCAGGTATTTCACCACCATAATAATTTTTCTTTCTATTTATTTTTCTTTTTGCTTTAGTTGTTTTTACTTTTGTATTATATTTTTTTGTTTTTTTAATTCTCGTATTATGTTTTTTTGTTTTTTTATTTTTAAAATTCACTTTTCCACCATGAATATAACCTTTTGGTCTTTCTAATATATCAAAATCAATAGAATTATCTTGAAAATCTTTGAAATTGTAAATAGGTCTATCATTAGCAAATGGTTTTTGTGAATCAGAAACTGTAAAAATAATATCTATATATTTAAAACTGTTACCATATGGTAGTTGTCCAGAAGGATTTTTTAACATATTAGCAGATTGCTGAAAATTTACTAGTTGTAATTGAATTTCTGCTTGAGGATCAATGAAAAGTATACTGTTATCAACATTTTTATATAATGCTACGGTATGTCCCATTTGACTATAGTTTTGTGTATTTTTTTGAAATAATTCATTATACATTTTAAATATTATTGCAAATTTATTTTTCGGATATTTTGACATAAAATCAGTTAAGAGTTTAAACCCATCGTTTATATCCATTCTAATTATTAAATATCCTGGCCAATTAATATTGTAATTTTGTATTAAAGAATTATTGATATAATCAACAATTTTAAATATAGACGTTCCTTGTATATTTAAACACATTGTTTTTTCTCTAGCAAAATTCTCATCTATAATTTCAAAATAAGATAATACATTTAATCCACATCCTTGAAATTTAATATTAGCTAATGCATTCCAATTTTTTAATCCTTTTTCATAAATTATAATAGTTGGAGAAATATTCATATTAGCGGAAGGAGGATTTTTAATAGAAAAAATATTTGCTGCTGGTATATCCATCTCATTTCGTGGTAATAAATTTGTAATTTTTTGAGAATATTTATCAATATAATTAACATCTCGTGATTGACATGACATAATAATTAATACAACATTCTTAGGTGATATATTTCTTTGTAAGCATTGAATATCAATATATTTATAAATTTGTGAATAAGTAATATAATTTTTTTTATCACCATCAACATTTCCATGAGTTCTTAAAAAATATTCATTGTCAAGGATTTTTTCATTAACTACTACATCACAACTTAATTCATACTCTGTATCCGGATTTATTTTAGATTCTTCGGAAAGACGATAATTATTCATTTTAATTTTCATATAATAGAGACCAATATAAGGTTTTATTTCATCTATTTCATTTTGTTTTACACCAAATCCTAAGGGTGGTAACATTACATATTTTTTATTTGAATTTTCAGTATAAGCAGTTGGTATTTTAGGACAACTTCCTAAAATATATCTACATGGATTTGCCATTACTTTATCTACATGTGTTTTTTTTAAAACTTGAAACGGTCTTGAATGAAATATTACGGATTGATATTTTGTCTCTATTGGATAAAATCTATTTACTGAACTAACATTGGTTCCATGAATAATTATTACAAAGCAATCAATTGTTTCATTATCCATTATATAATTAATTATATATATTATATATATTATAGAAATATATAAAATATATAAAATCTAAAAATATAAGTTGTATATTATTCAAATTCCATTTTCAAATCAAATATATCTTTGTATTTTTCATTAACAATACTCTGTAATGAATCGGCTTTTAATAATTTATCTCTCTTTAAAATTTCAGAGGTCTCATAAATTAGATCTTTACACATTATAATTAACATTTCTGCGTTGGTATAAGCATTATTGATTAATTCAATTACATCATTATCAATTAGTTCCTTATATTTTTCACTATTACTAGGATAAATAACATTACTTCCCATCCCGTAATATAGTACCATTTTTTCAGCTAGCTTTAATGCTTCTTCAAAATCATTTAATGCGCCTGTAGTAACGGATACATTGTAGAAAACTTCTTCTGCAATTCTTCCTGATAATAAAATCATCAGATGTTCAAATAATGCTTCTCTCACATAAATATTACTAGAAGAACTTTCAAAAACAGTATAACCAGGACTTTTTGGTGAAGATAAATTAATTACTACTTTTGACATTTTTGAGTGGTGCTTAGAGAGAAAGCCCACAACAGCATGTCCCATTTCATGAATAGCAATGTGATCAATAATATCCGATGTAAATTGATGTTCATTTGGTTGCCAACCTGCCATCATTTTATTCATTATAAAATCAAAATCATTAAAACTGAATTCAGTTTTATTGCAACGTAACGCATTCAACATAGCTTCATTTAATAAATTTTCAATTTGTGCGCCAGACAACCCATCTGTTATTTCTATCAAATTTGGGATATCCACTGTGGTATTATCATACGGTTTTCCTTTAATATGAATATTAATAATAGATTCACGTGTCTTTTTATCTGGCATTCCAATATAGATTCTTTTATCAATTCTTCCTGGACGTATCAATGCATTGTCTAATAAATCATATCTATTAGTTGCAGCAACTAAAAATACTCCAGTACTGTTTTTAAAACCATCTAGTTCAACTAATAGAGCGTTCAATGTGCTATCTCTCTCATTAGAAGATGATTCGCCATCTGAAGAACGTTTTCTTCCTACTGCGTCAATTTCGTCAATGAATATGATACAAGGAACATTTTCACGCGCCAAACGAAAAAGTTCTTTTATTCTAGTTGGACCAACGCCTACATATTTTTCTTGAAAATCGGATCCAGAAAGAGGGATAAAACTACAACCTGCTTCTCCAGCTAATGCTTTAGCAATTAAAGTTTTACCAGTTCCTGGTGGTCCTTCTAATATTAAACCCTTTGGAATTCGTACATTATATTTTTTGTATTTTTTATAATTTTTTAAAATATCAACACATTGTTTCAATTCGTCTTTAACATTTTCATAACCACCTACGTCATTAAAGTGAATCTCTGTTTTTTTCAATACTTCAAAATTTTTTGTTTTAGTATAACTTCCTGTAGCACTTCTTTTAGGACTATTGTTGAAATCGTCATCATCGTTGTTATCATTCTCATTATTATTTGCATTATTTATATCATTCATATCACTTATTTCTTCATCTATTGGATTAAATTGAATACCTAATCCACTTAAAAAATTTTGCCCAGTATTTTTATTAATGATAATTCTTATACGCGGTTGTTCAACTGTTTTATTAAAATCCATAATAGTTTCATTATCATTGTAATCTTCTCCTAAGATGCTTTGAGTTTGTATTGTCGCATTTTTAGAATTTAATTTTTTTAATAAATTTTCGTAGTATTTTGAATTATATAATTCATTTTCACTTCGTGAATCATTGTTAATAACATTATTACCTTGTATTCTTCTTAATAATTCTTCTGTATAACGTTGTGAAAAATGATAATTTTTTTTATGATCAGATAATTTAAAAAAATTTGATTTAAATAATGTGAATTTGTTATTGTAATAACAAGCGTGTAAGTGAAACTTTGAGAAAAATAATAAATACAACAAATAATATTTAATTATCATATAAAATAATTCATACCTTATTTTTAAATATAAAATTTGTTAATTATTTAGAAAATTTTGTATTATAAATAATATAATAAAATATGCATAATAAAGTTAAAAATAATAATTCAACAACCTGTCCAAAAATTGGAATTAAAATTCATGAAACTAAAAATGATTATAAAACGAATCCTTTTCAAATAAACGTAAATAAAAATAACAATAGAAGTAATTATAATAATTCTTCAGAATGTTCTGATTTACAAAACACCGATAATTTTGATTTAAACATTGACAATTATTCTATGAACGATATATTTCACTTATTTAATATTCAAAATCAAATTTTAACAGAAGATATAATGAAGGAATCAAAAAAATTTGTTTTGAAAACACATCCTGATAAATCAAAATTACCACCAAAATACTTTTTATTTTATTCTTCTGCTTATAAAAAATTATATAGTATTTTTGAATTTCAAAACAAATCTACTAGAAAAAAAATAGATCAAGAAGATTATGTAAATGATAGTAATAATAAGATTTTAGATAATGTTTTTACAAAAAATGAAGATTTAAAAGACCCCAAAAACTTTAATGATTGGTTCAATAAAAAATTTGAACAATACAAAATAGATGGCATAGATGACAATAATAAAGGTTACGGGGATTGGTTAAAAACAAATGAAGGAATAATAGATACTTCTAACGTAGCAAAAGCCGATATGAATAACGAGTTTGAGAAATACAAAAAACAAGCACAAACTCTTACAGTGTATAATGGTGTAAATGATATGTCTTCAGCGTTTTTTGGAACTAATATTGTATCTAATCAAAACAACTTTACATCTAATGGGTTGTTTCAGGATGAATTAGGATTTACAGATTTAAGACAAGCATATGAAGAATCTGTAATACCTGTAACAGCCGAAGATTATGATAATATACCAAAATATAAAGATCTAAATGATTACAAAAATAGGAGAGAAAGTGATAATACAAGCATGAAAGTAGTATCTAAAGAAGAAGCAATGAAAAAATTATATGAGCAACAAAAAAGACAAGAAGATGAAAGTGTTAGTTTAGCTTTTCAATTAGCAAAACAAAATGAAGAAGTTCAAAAAAAACAAAAATCATTTTGGGGCGAATTACAACAAATTACAGGATGGTAATTTCTAGTTTTATAAAATATTAATTATATATAATAATATAATTAATAAAATTATTATGTCCAATAAATTTGAAAATGGTCTCTTTATTTTTCGCAGAGATTTACGAATTGTAGATAATAACGGATTAAACTTATTAAATGAAAAATGTAAAAATGTATATACAATTTTTATTTTTACACCCGAACAAGTTTCCAGTTCAAATTCTTATAAATCGGATAATGCTGTTCAGTTTATGATTGAATCATTAGAAAGTTTAGAATCACAAATCAGTAATAAAGGAGGTAAATTATATTGTTTTTATGGTAACAATGATATAATAATTTCGCAATGTATAAAACAGTTCAATATTGACATTGTTTGTTTTAATTTAGACTATACACCATACGCAATTAAAAGAGACAACTCTGTAATTGATTTATGTAAAACAATGAAGACATATGTAATATATGATCATGATTATTATTTACATGAGCCAGGTAGTATATTAACTGGTTCCAAAACACCTTATCAAAAATTTACTCCCTATTATGAAGCAGCAATGAGAAAAAAAATTGCGTCGCCAAAAATAAACACAAGTAAAATGCATTTTACTTATTTAAAAAAAACAATTCCTAATCGCATTTCATTAAACGAAGCTATGCAAAAATTCACGAAACAAAATAATGATATTTTGGTTCACGGGGGTCGTGAAAATGCGCTTAAACAAATTAAGAAAGCATACAAATCACAAATTCATTACTCTACTACACACAACGATTTATCAAAAAGCACAAGTGAATTAAGTGCATATATTAAGTTTGGTTGTATTTCTATACGTGAAGTTTATCATTTTTTTAAAACTAGACGTGAATTTATAAGACAGCTCATATGGCGCGATTTTTATGCTAACATATTATATTCATTTCCACACGTATTAGGACATGCTATGAAAGAAAAATATAATAAGGTTAAATGGCATCACAATAGTTCATGGTTTGAAGCATGGAAACAAGGAAAAACAGGATTTCCGGTAGTAGACGCTGGTATGAGACAATTAAATACAACCGGATATATGCATAATAGATCTCGTTTAATAACAGCAAGTTTTTTGGTAAAAACACTCTTGATATCATGGGAATACGGAGAAAAATATTTTGCCAAAAAATTAACAGATTATGATACGGCGTCAAATAATGGTAACTGGCAATGGATTGCCTCCACCGGTGCTGATAGCCAGCCCTTCTTCCGTATTTTTAATCCATGGGAACAGGCAAAAAAATTTGATCCAGACGCAGAATATATCAAAAAATGGATTCCAGAACTAAAAGATGTTGCTACAAAAGATATTATGAATTGGGGTGATGAAGAAGTATTAAAACGTAATAAAGAAATACATTATCCAAAACCTATTGTAGATTATGCAAAACAAAAAAAGATAGCACTACAAATGTACAATTCTATTTTTCATTAGGTTCTTCATTAGGTTTTTTATGAGGTTCTTCAATAGGTTCTTCATTAGGTTTTTTATTAGGTTCTTCAATAGTTTTTTCATTTTTTTCACACGAACTGTAATTATATAGTTTTATTGAAGTAATAATTATAAATATACCAAAGAATAACGCTATTATAGTAATAATAAATAATAAATTTTGTTGTATTTTATCATTCTTACACACATACTTTAAAAACATTATAAGAATAGTAATTACTAGTATATTTGGAATATAATGGCTTGTATTTTCAACATCATCCTCACTTTCATTTTTGGTTGAAAAAATAATATCACATATATCTGGTCCTAAATTGGTATGTACATTTTTATGATGTTTAAAATGTACATTATTTACTCGTAATAGTCCATAATTAATATTATGTAATGTAGAATAGAATAAAGTAACCAAAACAACTATCCAAGGATCAAACCATATCCAATTCAAATAAATAAATGGCAGGAATAATAATCCAATAGATAACTCTAATATAATTTGAGAAATATAGGAAAAATAATTATTGTTATTATGGTGATATTCATGTATTTTAGTGAACATGTTTTTATGCTTATGAGAAGTATAATGAAAAAAATATGCTATAAACATTAATAAAAAAAATGTAAAAAATCCTAAAAGTAAATTGGAATATGATATGATAAAAATACATGTAAAAATTATTATCCAAGAAATATAATTTTTTTTAATGTTATCAATATACGTAAAATTTCTAATTAAATTAGTTTTTTCTTCTATTTTATCTTCTATTTTCATTTCTTTTAAATCATTCATTTAATATGGATAATAATAAATAATAAATATATAATTAAATTTACGTTTATAACTTATATAAAAAATTAAAAATATTATATAATGATTGAAAAATATATTAATAAATTAACCAATACAATTAATCATCCACAAAAACTAATAGAAATAGATCTTGTTTTAAGTGGTGGCGCATTTAACGGTAGTTATATACTAGGTGCATTGTATTATTTAAAAAATATGGAAGAAAATAAATTTATTAAAATAAGACGAGTTTCATGTAGTAGCATTGGTTCACTTTTAGGTCTGTTGTATTTAATAAATAATTTGAATTTATTCAATGAGCTTTACAATATAAATTTTAATCAACTTAAAAAAAGAAAAAATTTATCCCAACTTCTGGAATTAAAAGAGATTTTAAATGACAAATTACCCAAAAATATATGTGAAATATTAAATAATAAATATTATGTTTGTTATACTAATATAAAATTATGTAAAAAAACAGTAAAATCTAATTTTGATAATAAAGATCAATTAATAGATTATATAATACGTTCTTGTTATGTTCCATATTTAATTGATTA